TTTTGTCCAATAATCTCTCTCAGTGAACGAAATATTATTATTGAAACACAGTTGGCTAGCTCCATGGATAAAACTAGTGCCCTCTGTGCTGAATCTTGATGCATTCACATTTGATAAAACTAATTCACTTGAAGAGCCTAAAACAGATAACGAGTCAGATCTCACAGTAGGTTCAGATCCAGAACTGAAACTTCCATCGGTATGCCTAATGCTTCCCGTTGCTGCAGCGGAAGAAACATGGCACCAAAGAAAATTTTTCAATAAAGTGCCATCAGCTGTTGTATCCCATTGAATTGTTCTGTTTTTAGAAACTTTCGCTTTAGATTGCTTTCTGGGGTTCCACTCGTCTCGATGCTTTCCATAAACTGCCATAACTTTACCTCTTCATTTCTCTATATATTATACCGTCTTGTCCAGTGTTTTGTGAATTAATAAATCCAGTCGAGGTATAAACATAATCAGATTCTTGCCACTCTCTTCTATCTATGTGGGTACTACGACCGGTTGATACCATAGGAGTAGAAGAATCACCATCATCATTATACTCTGTTACAGTTAAGAAAGTTAGCATATCATCATCAATCCTTGTCCATCTTTCATCTTCTACATAATCATGGTTTTCCAAAAGCGGCTGATCAAAATAATCTTCCCATATGCATTTGTCACCCTGTCTTGTGCCCTGTATATCTTCAAATGCTCTATCGGAATTGATATCATCGCGCTTTGGAAACCTATTTTCTTGCAAGTTAATAAAATCATCTAGAGGATCTAAAAATTGATCAAACACAGAATAAGGGTGCCTTTCAAAGATCAGCTCAACATGTGTGTCAAATATTCTACTCAATCGCTTGAATACGTCGACTCTACCCGACATAGGGTTTCTATCGATATATTGCTCATCTGCAAAGTTAGAATCTAACATAGCCGTTATGTGCGATTCTAGATCAGAGTGATACATTGTTGCATACAAGGACATATTAGTCCATGTTTGCTGATCTGCAGACAAAAAGTGCACATCTTCTCGCCATGTAAAATTATCTGAGAATGTTCCAAAAAGTTCTTCTCGCTTAGGATACTGTCTGATAATCACTTCTGTTGAATCATGCGTCGCAAACCTAGAAAGTAATTTTGGATCACCCGCTATGGAGTCTATGTTCGCATCGTAATTAGATTTGCTGCTTGTTGATTCGTACTGCGCTGCTCGAAACAAGTCAATAGTGCTCTTGAGAGAGTGCATAGTTGTACTTTGGATCGTATCTGTTCTTAAATCTTCGAAGAACTGTCGGCCATTCGAATCATCTTGGTGTACACCATTAAGTCTCCACCTATGGCTCTCTGATTGGTTAGCGAACATGTTCGAAGTAACATCTAGATAACCAGAAGAAGAATTGATTGCTGCGCTTCCTAAAGCCGAACTAGAAAGAACAAGCTCTAGTTTATCTTCGACTATAGTCGATTCTATTCCGTCTACTGTTTGAGTTGAACCAGAAGGAAACAAAGAGAAGCTGAATGTTTCTTTTGGGAATACAGCCTCTATAGAACCGGTTATCGCACTCAAGAGATCTGTGGCAGAGAATTTATTATTGACTATTCTTATTGATTTGTTCGAGCTGGAAAGAGTGCCACCATTGACAACAGATGCGTCAGCTGAAAACTCGAAGGTGTTTGTTACGCCAGTTTGATCTGTTATCGCTAGCGTTTCTCCAACTAGTCCTTGTAAATTGTTAGAAGAACTCCATGCAGTTCTAGAAATATCTGGTGTTCCATCGGCTAATTTGAATACTATTTCAGCTCTAGGGTAATGCTCTTCTTGATCAACATCAATTATATATTGTTTGCGAACTTTCCTAATATCTCTTCTAGTTTGTAAACCACCTCGGCCGATGATTGCAAGCCCTCCGTGATCTTTATTAACTTCTGATATGTCTAATCCTTGGTACTGCGCTTCTAGACCATTCTGCTGTAATGGTCTCTTTTTTACGTTGGACCGGTATGTGTCTCGAGAATTTTTAGTTTTTATAGCCATTACGTGATCTCCGATCGAACTGTTCCAAGAATAAGCGGTTCTTGAGAGAAAGCTTGTCTGTCTCTGATGTCGACATGTACATCACCTTGCTTGTATTCCATTTTATGTCTTTCTAAAATATGTGATTCAATCACAAAGTTAATTCCCAGAAAATCTGCGGTGTGTGGCATGAACTGTGATACAAGACTCGAAAAATTATTATTGAACCATCTCTGAAATTCAATCATCGCATTGTAATTAGCTTGATCAGTTAATCTGTTAAAATAAAGATCCATTGTCTTTTTAATTTCAGGATATTCGACTGCATATTCCATTTCAGGAGCACCAAGATACTCGTTTAATATTGATATATCTCCTAGAACATTCACCATGTCTTCATTCAACGCATTCACTATCGATGATTCAATCGAAAATCTTCTATCATCGATTCCAGTTTCGAAAGGAAGCTCAGTAAGATTTCCATGATGTGCGAAATTATCATCTGCTGTTTCTTTATCAGAGAAAGACCTGATTCTTACTTTGTTTGAAGAAGAACTCGAATCAAAGTCAGGTGCTACGATAGTGTACACGAAATCTTCTTTATACAATGCACCGGTTTGGCCGTAACACGTAATGTGATCATTATTTTGAGATGTATCTATCAATGACAGATTAGGGTCAAAAGTTAAATCGCTTTGGTTCATGTCGAAAGATTGTCTGATTCTCTCCCAAGAGCCGACAGGAAGTGTTCCTTCATATTGGTCACTGTAATCTCCTAATGGAGTTGTTTCATATTTGCCGGAGCTGTTTAAAGATATAATTGGCTTGTTCGGAAAAGCAAAAGATGTCGTAGGATTTTTCACAGAGACAGAAAAAGGGTTGTATGCATGCTCTTTTTGTTCTGATGGAAGAAGTGATTTTGTCCAGAATCTCATGTGAGAAAGTGAGCCACTATAAGCTGTTGCATGAGACTGCAGCCTCTTTTCTGTCGAGAGAGTGGAGTAATTCCAAGTAGTATCAAAAGGTTTACCAGACACAGATCCTGTCGGGGGGTATATTGTGTTTGTTCCAATAGCGTACTTTAAATAGTTTCCTGTTGCTGCAGGAGAATATCCACGTTCCGGTATAGAGAACAAAGGAAGACCAGGATTAAGAACGTTACCAGATGCAGCAGCTCCTGGTTTTGTGTATCCAATTGACGCAGAGTAGTGTTCTACTATATACTGGCCAGAAGTTTTGATACATCTCACAGACAGAGTATTCTCTGTTGCACCCCACTCATTGTTGACTGATATGTACCATGGATTCTCATCCCATAAATTGATATTAGGCAACTCAAGTTCTACAGGGTCAGAAGATGTTTTATAGCCATCTAAGAAAAGCTTTAAATTAAAATCCGGACCAGAGTTTGCACTCTTTCTCATAGCAACTAAGTTGACTAACACTTTGTCATCATTTTCGATTCGAAACAAAGAAGAAGTTGTCTCTGTCTTGAGAAGCTGATACCTTCCTTCCCATGCCCATGAACCACTCGTAAACAATGTTGGTATTGGAGGGCCATCCGGCGAAGTGATCGTTATATCACCCGATTGAAATAAAATTTCGCCTTGTGTAGGGCCTCCGGATACGTCAGGTGCGCCAGGTTCATGCCTGTAAGCCCACAGAGGTGATGACTCTATGTAGCTTAGTTTATCAAACCGAAGAAAACCAGTGTTTGATTTTTTCTTTTTTCTTGAAGAAGTTATTTTTTTCGAAATAGCTCCACCAAATTCTTTGAACCTGAAAGTAGAATCGGCTTCTATACCTAGGGTATTCATGAGCGCTTTGATTCCCTGGACTGTTCCTCTAGATCTAAGCAAGAAAGGAAGATTAATCAGGATCCTTCTCCACATTTTATCTATTGTTTGACTCAATGGTACCGCGGAGCCTTTATCGTTTGTCAAACTTTCACCTTTTCTAAACTTAGAAGGATTCTCATTTGCATAGGGATTGGGAAGATCTATTCCATAATATTCAGACATAAACATTATAACCTGCGGTGGTATCTGGTCGTAATCGTCATATGTGACTTTTCCTAGCGAGGAGAAAGAATCTATGAATAGCTTGATATCATCAAAAAAGTTAGCCCAAACTAATAAGAAAGAAAGCATTACGACTCTAGGAGGAAGCTTTGAATGTCCAGGCAACGGAAGATTTGTTTGCGCCGTCTCTATGGCCATGGGTGTTTCTAAATTTTCTTCTATTCCTTCGAAGAACTGTGCTTCCTCAAAGTAATGAGGAGGAACTAATTTAGTTATCAAGTTAGGGTTATTCCGGTCATAATGATTAGCGTCTACAAGAAGTGTGCTATTCAGTAATACATTCGGTGGCCAATCTGGGAATAGGACATAATTGTCTACTAGCCTCTCAGACTCTAGCGGTGTTGTAACACCTGATATTTTCAATTTAGGGTCATGACTTCCGGCTGCTTGCAGTACGGTGTGAAGGCCATTGCCAGAGTAATCTAAAACAATAGATGAAGCCCCATAAGATTCTGCTGTAAATGAAGGTTCGTTGAATCTGTGGTACAACGCTAGATTCGGCTCTGCAGATACATTTTTGTGCATGTTGTTTTTTATTTGTGCCGTAGATCTTACTGTTGACCAGACTCTTAACTCGTCTATAAAACCTTCGAAGTTTGCAGGGTTTGATACAGTCTTAGCATGAGAATCAAAAGTGGAACCTTTTCCTATTCTAATATCGCCGTCTGCAATTTTAATATTGTCAAGCTCTGCTTGTGTATTCTCAGACGAACTATTCAGTACACCATTTAAATATACTAATACACGCTCTGTGTCTGCTCTTTCATAAACAAATGAAACATGGTGCCATGTATCATAAGATAGATCTTCTATCCTGTGGTGTATTGCTTTGAAAGCACTTGAGCCTATATGGAAACCTACATGGTAAGAACTAGCTGAAGAATGACCTTCGTAGTATATAGTCACACCTCTGCTTGTATTTCCCGGGTCTATTTTTTGATATATAACCCTTTGTGTTCCAGCACTATGACTGGTGGCTGGAACACGAATCCAAAACTCATGAGTTGCACCTTTAGTATGAAAATTTTCTGTTGCTTTAGATTCTCCAATGATTTTTGTCAACTCAGGTGCATAGTATCCTGTTTGGTCTCTTACTTCTAGATATATATTTCCATTGAAATTAAAATATCCTAGATTGGTATCGAATTTTTTCATCATCCAATCTGTAAATCCGCCAATGCTGGACAAAAATGTTTCCTTTTCAAGAGCTGAACCATCGAAAGGATATCCGTTGACAATCTGATCAAATGCCAAATTGACTTTTGCTTCTGCAGAGTTAAAGAAAACATGTCTAGTGTAATCACTCCAGTCGACTAAAAGCTGCTGAGTATTCTTCAGACCTGTGCCTATAGGGTCTTTGGTCCAAATATCCGCAGATGCACCCGGAGAATCCTCTTCTAGTGTTTCACCTGTCACATTTCTAACAACAGATCTAGATTCATTTTTTGGATTTGTTGATTTTTTAAATAAGCCTGCAGCCATTATGTCACCTTGAATGCTATATTAGATTCGTGTACCCGCCTGTGCCCATAATCATAATAAGCAACATCGACCGTGTATGTTCTTCCATGAGGGCAGATAGATGCTGGGAAAGAAAAGTACATTCCATTTTCGTCTGCAGATAATCTGGTATACTCTGTAGGAGTTGATAATTTGTCAGAGAAAGGAATAATAATCACACCACTGTTAGCATCTTTGATCTGATAGTACATTTTCTCAAGTTTCATAGACTTGAGTTCGACTAATTGCCTTACTGACTTCATGGTTTTGTCTCTATCTTCGACAAAAAGTCTAATCACTGGATATTCACTTCTGTCATATGATGTTTCTACGTCATGTACTGCAATTCTTAAGTTTCTAGGCTGTGTAGAAGCAACAGATGACTGTTTTTTGAGGTTAATAGATCCACTGTAGACTAACCTAGAGTCTATTGTCCATTTTTCTTGAAGAGTGATAGAGCCACTTACGTTCAAATGATCTACTAATTCTGAATGTGTTGCAGAGATAGAAGGAACACTGACTTTATATACGCCGGTTTGAGATATTCCTGCAATGGACTGTGGTGCAGCTGTTGTTGCGCTAGTAGAAAAACTGCCAGTTGTAAGAGTGCATGTCAATGCTGTAGAACTAAGATCTTCGGTATATGCAGCAGGAATGCCATTAGAGAAATTCTTGACATATAAGTCATTAGCTTTTCCAGTTTCGAAATCTAATCGATCATCGAGGATATATTCCTCCCAAGATACTTCTATCCTAGGAACAATAAATTTATTTTTTGAATGTCTAGATGCAAACCTTTTAACGAAATAAGTTTTTGAGTCAGTTTCTTTTGTAGAATCAAACTTTAGAATCCAGCCGTTATTTGTAACTGTTGCACTGCCGGTGTCTGTGTCTTCATTCCAGTAATCTTTTACATATGAAGTTATATCCATTCGAAGATCTTCATAGCCCTTTTCAAAAGTTTGTTTTGCCACATATCCATCAGCATGTACATCTTTCCAGAGAATATTCCAATATCCTCCAGCTGCGTCCCAAGTGCTTCCAACTCCTGACGTATCAGTATCATTCCACTTAACTCCAAGTGATGAACTAACCCAATTTGTAGCGTCAAGCTCTGTGAACCCTATTATATCTGTTCCTATGCCTTCATCGAATCCTTGTTTAAGCGGAAACAGTTGCAAGTCGAAAGAAGAAGGCGCAACTTGAGTTCCTTGAATGTCTTTCAATACTAGTTCTATTTTTAAAGTAGAATCAGTTTTTGCAACTTTGGGTGCAAGAGCTGTTTCTAATGCATCTAAGTCAAAATACAGAAGACCTCTTGAAAGCTCTTGTATATCTCCAGTCTCTCCTTTCATAGAAGATTCATTATGAAGCTTAAAAAGATCTATAGTGGAAGCGTATCCAACATTTGCTGTTGTTGCTCTTCTAGTTCCGCCTATAACTTTATTTGTTATATAAGAATCTTTTGAGCTGGTGAGATGGTATATCATGGTTGCTCCTATAAAACAGTCACTGAAATGTCTGATTTAGCATATCTGAGTTCGTATATCTCGTAAGGTTCTGCGATATACACATCGTTGATGAGAGATAATTCTAAATTTTTCTGTGTGTTTGAATACGTTTTGTTTTGAATTGTACCTGCAACATTAACTAATTCGATTTTTGGAACTGCTATTACGCCAGGTTGATTGAACACTTCATTAAATATTTCGCTTTTAATAACTGGCTTGCCTAAATGCAGCTTATCTGGCGTGAAAAGTGATTGAACTTTTCTAATTATAAGAGCTATCAGCTCGTATTTGTTAACGCTCGTTGAAAATGAACACTCTATATTTATTTTAAAATTAACTACGCTAGCATCTAACACGTCCATAGCATCGCCGATGAGCCTAAATTCATTTAAATAAGTAGAAAGATTTTTCTTAAGAGAATCACTAGCAGGAACTAACTTGCCAACTGAATCTCTAGAAACAACGTATAGTATCGAAGCAAGAGCATTTTCTGGGTTTGGCAAAACATTTGCTCGATAAACAACACCAAACTCTGTTGGAAGAGTGTATATGCGTGCTAAGAGATCTTCTGTAGTAACGACTCTATTCTGCATAGTTCTTGCGGAAGTTACAAAGTTCTTAAGATCTTGAAGGGATGGAGCTCGAGCTCCACCAGATCCGGCAATTGAATTATTAACAGACAAAGAGTTTCTGACGCTCTGTGCATCTGCAAATGATACAGCTGGAAGAAACTCAAACTCTATCTGAGAAACTGTATTGATAGAATCGATGGGAACATTGTGGTTAGCTCCTCCACCGTACCGATAAGAAATAGTAATTGTTGTATCTGTTGGAGAAACGCCCAAAGATGTCGATTGCAACAGCTTATTTGGATCCAAACTGTAAGAAGAGAATGTAGTTTTACCATAAAGTGGAAGAGCCATATCTGAAGGATCAGGAACTCTTGCTTCTTGTATGTTAGATCCATCACCAGAGCCAAACCGAATAGTTGTCGTTCTTCCTTGGATAGCTGTTGAAGAAATATACCGGTAAGGAGACGCGATGACTTCTATTGAACTAGTTCCATTCGATAATTTGTTTTTCTTGAAAACGGTATCTTGTGATAATGATTCCACTTCGTAGTAATCATTACCATCTGAGTCATATACCCTAAGTATAGAAGTCACGTGAGGATTATCGATTGTTATCGTTCTGAAAGGTATGAAGGCGCTTCCTAAAACAACTGTTTGTGTTCCACTAGATCCTGACACGCATAAACCAGATCTTTTCATTACGAAAGACGATATAGCACCGGTTGCATCTGTAATTGCCACAGTTTCTGCTGTATATGTTCCGTTTTCACTTTTGTCAGAGAAATCAATTGGCTCAGAAAGATTAAAAGTTACACCTGTAGAAGACTCTAAAACTGCACCATCTTTGATGATTGGCATGTCACCTCTTTTTGGAACTCTTTGTTGCGTTATTGGATCTATTTCATAGCCTACTTCAATATAAAATTCAACAGATGTTGAAGCCGGTGCATTGCCCATAATCTTGATACCAGCATTCCTGACCATTGTCTCTATGTTCTGAGCTTCGACCACAGTAGCCGGATTCAGTTCTTTAAATTGATGGTCTAAATAAAATGACATATTGTCACCTATATAAGCAGCCATATCCAAAAATAAGCCACCCATAGAAGCTTCGGAGAAATCTTGTATCTTGTCTTTAAAATACGTATTGGCATATTTCAAAAGCTCTAATCTAAAATCTCCAAAATCTCGATTCAAATATGAGCGTTTTCTCTGTAAACCAAATTTATTTTTAATATTGTCAGCCATACTAGCCTCCCATGAAAAGCATTACTTCGATCGATCTTGTCAGATTATCCAGCTTAGGTATTTTATAAGTAATCTGAACTGCGACTTTTGCAACTTCTTTATTATCATCTCTATCTACAAAGACTTGGAAGTTGCTCAAAGCCACAAAAGGCATGTATTTACCAACTGATTTTTTAATATTCTCTATGGCTTGTGTATCTGCAGATTCTTGGCCCAAGTTAAATAGCAGAGGTCTAAGATCAGCTCCGAAATCATAGAATCCTAATCTTTCACCATGATTAGTCATAATCAGATTTCGAAGATTATCAGATATTAGTTTTGCAATGTCAGTATGCATAGTAAAAACGCCTTCGTTCACTGACATCTCTATAGGTGTTTTTATCCCTAGAGGTGGCCTCTTTTGTACTGGTTCAATCTCGACTTTTTCTATGTCTGATACATTGTTACCGGCACTTTTGAAGCTATATGATTTTATCGTTTGATTTCCAACTAAACTCATTTACGTTCCTCTTTAAGTTGTAATTAGGGGATAGCATAAAAATCTATAAGAGATTACCAGTGCCTGTGCCCGCAGAATTACCCCAAACTAGTGCAACACCGGTGGGTATTACTGGTGCAGCTGTGCCAATAACGGTACTAGAAGTCACTGTTGAAACAACAGCACTCATAGTGTATTCATGAATTGCTGCAGCAAGATCTTTTGCTAATTCAGTCATGAGCTCTTCTGCATTGTCTCCGTCTGCTTGTGACGCATCTAGTAATTTTAAATATGCATTCTTAATTGCCTCTTCTAAAAGAGGATATGCTGCAGCTAATGGCATGGCTATTCTCCAAATATTCTTTCTGATTGTAGTTTGTCTATTTTCTGCTTGTGAGATGCTAGATCTCCTTGCAGTTTGCTAATTGCGCTATTTATCTGTGGTGAAGGTGCACCATAACCAGGCGTTGTGTGTGTCAGCATAGTATTGCAAAAAGCATCTAAAGAGGCATGCATGTCTTCTAAGTATTCTTTCATGACAGAGAATTTTATGTATGGCTGCATTCCTCCGTCTGCAGGGCCTGCGCCTTCACCACCTTCTTCTTTACTTTTTCCAATATATATTTTCTCTCCAGTCACATGTATTGTACCATCTGCATTAAGAATAATGCTAGCACCTGTGTCTTTTTCTCCTTTTTCTTTAACTACTCTAACACTTCCATCTTCTCGAGAAACAATTCGTATCTCATTTGACTTAGCAACAATAGATGCATCCTCTTTATCTTCTTGAGATCCTGTTGCAAGAATTGGAATCTCAGAGGCCAAAGATAACTTTTTATCAACTGCAGTGTTCATCGAAATATAGATTCTAGAAAGATCTGTATGAAAATCCGGATCTCCTTCGGCTCTATTTGGCTCTATGCCATTTAGTTTTGATATTTTATCTGTTTCAATACCATCCCTATCATTTTTTATTAATCTAGCTGCAGTTCTCTCAGGATCCGAACCTGCATCTTTTTCAGTCGAAGGTTTTATTTCTTCTTCCGTCGTTCCTCTACCGGCTACAATGTCGATGGACCCTCGTTTTTCTTCCATTCCAATATTGTAATTAGAAGCTTTGAAATCTTCGTCTTCTTTGGACCAACCTCTATCTGAAGACAATGCTATTAAAGTATTGTTCGAACCTTGAAAGATTAAATCTCCTGGGCGAGGGGTGTACCTAGGAACGGCTTCTTTTACATTCTGTGAAAATTTAGAATTATCTAAGAGAGTTTTTGTGTCATACCCTTTTGGAGAGCTTTTAGCTCCTCCTTGATCTCCACCTGCTCCGTTATTAAATCTGGCGATTAATTTTTTAATAACACCTTTTTGTTCATCTGATTTTTCTTTAGCATCGCCTTCCTTTTCGGCTGGCGTTTCTAAGTCTCGATCTTTGTGCGTGTAATTAACATCTTCTGATGGCATGCCACCCGATATTCTAGAAAGCCAATATGCTGTTTCGCCATCTTTAAATATCCATACCTGCTCTCCAACCTCTGTGGGTAGCATAATATGAGATTGGAAGAATGGATATGCACACGTAACAGTTTCACTAGCTCCTTCATTTAAAAGCTTGATCAATAGCGATCCCCGAGGTGCTTGCTTAGCTGCAGCTTCGTTAGATATTTTTTCTTTAAAAGGATTCTCTTCTTCTTTCAGTATGTCCACTAGTGCATCTGGATCTGCAATTATTTCTACGACCGTTCCTTTTAGAAATAAGCCTTCACCTGTTGAAGCTTCCGATGATTTGTTCGATTGGCCTCTAGTTACGTCACTAGTCTTCGAAGAAGTTGTATCGACCCCTACTTTCCTAATAGCCATTTACTTCCCCGAAATTTGTGCAAACAGATTATCTGGATCGATCTGGCTTGCTTTTTCTTCTTCTTTAGAGATAAGATCTGCTAATTTAATTAATTGATCATTTGCTTTGTTCATTCTCTCTATATATTTGGCCATCATAGGACCTAGAGTAACATGATCAGCTTTGTCACCAGACATTGTTCCGAACACATCTGTGAATAACATGTATGCATTCATCCTGTCAACGATTGCATTTTCATATATTTCTCTCCAAAGATGTTTCTTTTTGTCTTCAATATTTTCAATCGATTCCAAAAGTGCACCAAATTGCTCTGTCTTTTTGTTGACATCATCAAATGTCATAATTGGGTCTTTGTTTTTGTCACTCATAATATATCAAACTCCTTACCTGAACCATTTAATTGACGATATATACTTCGTATAGAAGACATACAGACCGACAATTGTTTTGAATTTAATCCTGACATCTCTCTAACATATACGAATATGGCTCTTTTGTTTAAAAAATCAAGTTCGTCTACTTTGTTAAATATCTCTATGATTGCGTCTACACACTTAATTTCTCGTTCATTACGCACTCTTTTTCTTATTTCGTTAAACAGCTGTCTAATCTCTTCAGTCTTTTCAGCTTTTTCCATCATTGATGAAGGAGCTGCTACGTACTGCCCATTTCTGTGGAATAGTGCATCAACATTGATTTCATTGTCTGGATCATCTATTGACACATGTCTAAACTTATGTTTGTTCTTTTTTCTACTGTGTATTATCAGCCAATGTTTTGCAACAACATTGAAATAAGAAAATGCCCTGTGTCCTTTTGATGCATCAAACTTATGCAGTGTCTCATATAAATTAATAACACAATCTTGCTTAAGAATATCTACATTGTCATGCTGTTTATGAAAACCATATACGTAAATTAGATTCTCAGAAAGCTTTTCTAGAGCTTCTCGTATAATATCTGTATAGAGTTGTTCTTTTTCTTTAGGGCAATCTGAACTGCAAAACTGAACAATTGCATCTTGATGTTCTTTGCGAAAGTACCCTTTATTCTTTGCTTTGGATTTCCCTCTACGCTTTCTAACTATTTTCTTCTTCGCCATCGGTTGTCTCCTCTAAGCGGCCAATCTCGTTAGCTACGAATAAAATACTTCTCTGGCACTCTTTTATATCCGCCACTACTTGGCGAATTTGAGGAGAATCAGAAAACAAAGGTATTTCTAAAACCTTTGATATTGAGTTGTATCTATCATCTAACTTTTCTATAGATTCTTCTAAAGCATCTTCCATCCGGATCAGAGCTCGGCCAAATTTATAATTATAATACAATGAAATTACTAACATAACTGTAACTAGAAGAGAATACGTAGAAAGAATATAAATCATTTCCATCTCCTCCAAAATTTTGAATATTTTTCACTAATCTTACTGAAAGAATACCTGTTATGTATCGCTGTTTGAAGCTCTTTTGCTGAGCTTTTAGTGTCTGAAACGAATTCTTTGAGTGTGGTTCTAGCAAAATCAATATCCGGATTGGCCCACTTTGCACCTTCAACAAATATTCTATTGTCAATTTTCTTAGCTGGTATTGTTTCTATTCTTCCTTTAATTTTTTTCCACCCACCGAGATTAAGAAATTCTGTGTGCGCTGACCAATTAGTCGCACATACTGGAAGGCCACATGCAGCTGCTTCTAACAAGGGGAGACCAAATCCTTCTCCGTGAGTAAGTGAAATTAACCCTTTTACTTTCGGATGTTTATACAGAGATGCTACTTCTTTGTCATTTAAGTATCCATGTAAAAAATATATTTTCGGAAAAGGACCTTTTCTAACTTGTTGAATTATCGATTCCACCCTTAATTTTGTGATATATCGATCGACTGTTGAGTTACCACCAGAATTTGTTTTAATAATAAGCCCAACGTTAGGATTGTCTTTGAATGTGTCACAAAACAAAGATATAGTCATTGCTGTGTTCTTTCTGTCAGTTTCATAGTCACCAGATATTTGGCCAAACATAAGATAATTTTCTTGTGTTTGGAAGCTTATAGAAAGATCAACAGTATCTTCCAAACATGCATCTATAAAAGATTCTGGTATTACCGTTACTCTTTTTGCTTTGAGTCCAGAATTAACTAGACACCTTTTTGCAAACTCGCTTGGTACAATAACATGATCCATCCTTTGGCATGCAATCACCCAATCTGGATGACATATGTCAGTTTCTACAACGGCTGATACTCCATAATTTTTCTTGGCCAACGCTGGATTCCATTCATTCGGCAACATGATCTGAAAAGACACATCTGGTTTTTCTCGGATTGGAGATGAAGCTTCCATGATTTTTCCAATCAAACCATTGCATTCTTCTCTATCAGTATACCACGGAGTATTACCCCAAGGAGTGACTTCTGTCGTAATATAAAAATCTTGTTCAAAAGCCCATCTTGCTAATTGTCTAGCATGAACTCCATAGCCAGATATTGACAAGAGAGGACCTTTAATGTGTACGTGCGTCATTACATTGCCTCCATCTTATAGCGATTATACCGGGTTTTCCACGTTTGGATAGTGTGATCAATCAATTCATCCCATTGATTCACTCTGTTTTCGTAATTAAATTCGTAATTTGCGTAATTTTGCACTTTGTCACATAATGCCTTGTAGCTTTTTGGTAACTGTTTGATGTAATACATGTCTAGCATAGCTTCTGATATAGTTTCTACAGATGTGTAGTCTTCTAGAATATAGGGTATCTGCTGGTTTCCTACCATAGTTTGAAACTCAATCGGTAGAGCAATGCCATTCTGAGTATTGTCTCTATGATCTTGTACCTGTCGAGTTTGACCTCCTGTCAATGGAGCGATGATAGGAGTTCCAGTCATCATAGATTCTAAAGTTGACAATCCAAAACCTTCACTATGTGATATATTAATCGTAAAATCTGATATATTGTAATATTCATTAAGTTGCTCGAATCCAACTCTTTCAGTGCTGAATACTACATTTTCTTGTATACCATAGTGATCTCTCAAAGCTAGAAGATTTGGGCCCTCTGTATCAAATGGATCAGTATGCATTAACAATATTGCTTTTCTGTGACCTTTTTCCTTTTCAAGCTTATCTAGGAAGAGAGACCAAGCCCACAATAAATCGTTAGGTCTTTTTCTTCTAGCATTCCTATTAGACCAAAATCCTACGAACCAATCTTGCTTGTTAGGCAACCATTTTCTTTTTGCTTCTTTAATTTTCTCATCATTCATTTTGAAATACACGTCTTGAGGAATCGAATGAGGCACAAAATGAGTCTTTTCAGGATAATGCTCTACTACTTGCTGGTATGTGTGATGAGAATGGCAAGCAATTAGATCTGTTCCTTCATAGTACATATCATTGAACTTAGGATACGGCTTGTTATCCCACACATGCCAATATGCAATTGGACACACTTGGTGAATTTCATCTTCCATTCTGAACAACCAATGGAAGAATCTAGGATCAGTGAACAATAAGATCATGTCTGGCTTTTCAGTTACTAAAGCAAGTCGAATCATCTCTGGAGTCCCAAATCCATCTGTTGGTTTGATTATGAAGTCATCATTCACTTTTACTACATTGTAGTTTTCATGCTTCATTGCAGCACCAAACTGCCTAATTGTGTACTTTCCAGTGTCAATCAAGCCGTTAATTAAAAATCTGCTTTGTGTACCGACTCCAGATGTGCTCAATGCATGATCTGAGAGTACTAGTATTTTCTTTTTACCATTGGCCGCCATTGCAGTGCTCCGAGTTTGCGAAAGGACAGAATCGACATGAAGTGTAATTCTTCATTGCAAAGCCTTTCTTTACGTTTTTAATCATTGAATCTACCATTTTATCAGCTCTTTCTACAAACTTAGGGCCGACTGACACTGTAAAGATATCCAAGCATTTTTCTTTCTTAGCTCCACGCTTAAGAAATACGTAAGCACACCTGATATCTTTCAGTTCCACACCTAATTTTCTAGAAATATACCGCTTGTAGAGGCCTACTTGCGATGTTTTTAAGAAATCTTTTCGTTGTTTTCCAAACCAGCCGGCTTTACCAGTTGTTTTCCAATCAATCACCCACAGAAGGTCTTTTCCTTTCTTGTCTTTGCATCTAAGAAGACAATCGACAAATCCTTTGAAAGATACATCATCGTGGCCTTCAATAGATTCATATAGTTTATGTTCTGCATCTACTAATTCCCACTCAGGAAATTGATTATCTAGCCATTCAGGAAAAGATTCTAAAACATCAGTCGCATATGATTGCCATTCTTCTACTGGAAGATCTTTGTACCACTTATTTGGTTTCATCTTTTCGAGGTATGCTTCACCCCTGTAATCATTTTCTACCCATTTTTGTACGATTTCTGCATGACAAGTCGGTATATCCATCGTCTTTGTCTTAAGATAGTTCTCAATCGCATTGTGTACGGCTGTCCCGTAGTCTGCATAAGGGTTTGCTTCATACGAGTCTAATTTGTCTACGTATGCTAGTTTGTGTCTATATGAGCATTCTTTCCAGACTTTAACTTCTGAAAAGCTTACATGAGGTTTTCCTGTTGGAAATAACATAATTCTCCCGTGCTATGATTAATCATAACGAAAAATATGCCATTGTACAAATTAATGATTTTCTAATTCAGTTAGACTAGTATAGTCTTTAATATACTCTAAAAGTGCCTCTTTATACTTTGTTTTGTATCCTTCTTGGATCCAACCATCATTTCGAAAACTTTTCGATTCTGATAGTAAAAAGATTAAATTCAGCTTTGCAACTACTCTTATCATGTGAGTGGGCCCTTTCTTCGTAACTCAATAGAAGGAACTTCTACAGACCAATCAACTTTGTTGTGGAATATATGCCCTCCTTTCTCCTCTTCGAGCCGTTGGGCTAACACTTTTATATCATCTTCTGTCACTTCGGCCCAGGGTTTGTCGAAGCATACATTATTTTCAGCTGTGTCTTCTGTGTCCAAGTCGTACATGGATTTCCAGAACTTGCCCCAGTGTGATTTATAAGAAGTAATCTTTCGTTCTATATCAAACCAAGAATAGTGGTAGACAGTAGGAAGAGATTCTACACATGTGTCAAACCAATTCTGGTACTGTGCTGCAGCTATTTTATCTCCTTGTAAGGCTTTAATTCTTGCGTCATGTGCATTCTGATCATAGAAAGTCGCATGAGGAATCCTAGCATAAGAATCGGCTGTGACATAATCACACGAGTCGGTTCCTTTACCAGCATATACATTTCCTTCGTCGTCTTTCATCCTGAGTTCTGCAGGGATTCCATGAATGATTTCTTGTTTATTGCGACTTAGTCTCCATTTCCATGGATTAACATCCATTCTAACTTTTCCTGTAGATCCCCAATACTCTACAACTGGTAATGACAGGATGTCAAAAGCTTTTGGAGCTGTTTGAAGAAGTTTTTGAATCTTTTCTCTTTCTCCTTCATGAATGATTTCATCCACATCCATTTGCCAACACCAGTCAGACGTTACGTATTCTCTTGCGGTTGTTTTAAGATCGCCGTCTGATTTGATTGCCCATCTAGGATGACTAAAGTCTACGTCATGTTTATATGCCCTGATGCCTTCTATTTCTTGGAGTTTTTCCCATGTGCCATCCGTTGAGCCTGCGTCTACTACTATCACCTCGTCGAAGTTTGCTAGCAAAGACTCTATGCATTTTTCAAATGGGTAGCCTTGAGATACGCAATTATACGTTGTAGTGTAAGCTCCTACTGTCGAAGTAATATCCATGCTACGCTTTGTTTCGTTCCAAAACCGATTGGGGAGATCTTTAATATGCTCGAGCATTGAATCTGGCGTACCACGTGAGAACCATGCTTCATCCGCCATTTGAACGTTTCTATTGATATGTAATTCGCAACCCAAAACTTTGGCTTCGATAACAACTCGAGGGCATGTATCTCCTCCTCTAGGAAGAAAACAAAAAGAACCTGCATTGGCAACTTTATTCAAGAGAGCCACTCGAGATAGTTGAGAAAATTTCTCATATTCTAGGCCTGAGTCGGTACAGAACTTGATAGCATCTTGGGTACCTTTTATCCAAGACTCAGAATCTTGTATCAATGTGGGCCCAGTTCCATTTTCTGATTTAAGAAATTCCAACATCTGAATGTCATCTTTTGAGAAAACAGATCCAAGTACTCTTCCTTTGTCTTCTAGAAAAGGAAATCTATCTATATATCTGGCCTCTTGTTCTGAAGACATCCAAAAGACTCTACTAGCACCGTAATAGAATGCTGAAACCATTTTTCCCAGATGCTGATCATGACAATCACATTCTTGGCCTGTCTCATGCTTGTGTTTTTCAATGGATCTGTATTTACAGAACTTATAATCGTATTCTAACACGCTATATTTTATATTTCCAACTATAGAAGGAATCAGCTCCATATTGAGTTGTGAAAAATTACCAAATATCCAGAAACAGTTTTGCAATTTTTGCAAAGTTTCTATGGTTACATCTTTTGCATTGAGCTTGATTGATTCGAAAGGGCATGCTTCAATTAGTGCTTCTGTTGTTAATTCAGCTCCGCCAACATATTGTTCAGCAAACAAGTCAGCTACAAATACTATCTTCGTCATAAAATCTCCATGTACGTAGAAACTTTATGACGAAAACGAATAATGTTAAAGTGTTAATACAATAACTTCCCAATAAGCAGCTGCTGTTTTAAGAAACAGTGCTCTTTGAGAAGGCCCAATATCAATTTGAGCTAGCTGTGCTGATGGATTGCTTTGTCTCCACCAAAATTGTTGGTCACTTGCGACTGTCTCTCGAACTAAAGACAACGTCTTTAAAGAAGAATTTATAATCTCTAATTTTGCGTTAGTTCCATAAGATGCAACAGGAGGAACTTTAATTGTGTAACCAGTACTGTCTGACGTATTGTAATACACTAAAGATTCAATATCTATACCATCAGGCAGGGTCACTATAGCTGACCATGTATTTGACTTGACAGAATGTGAATTAGAAGGATTCGAATCTATAGACTTCCATGATCCATCATAAAACTTAAGTGCTGCAGAAGAAGCTGATCCTACGAGTGCTACCATTCCTTCTGCAGCAGTCCCTGGCACAGCTCCGTCGTTAGCATATCTTGTTAATTTTACTGTATCTGTTTTGAAAGGCATATTTTATTCTCCTTTTTTAAAAATTAAATTCGATGGAGCCGAAGCTCCATCGAAAGTGTGTATTAGATAGATTGAACCATGTACTGCCAAGCAGATCCAGTATACAAAAGAACTAATTTTTGTGAATCACTTACAGAAATTCCATCACTGTTACCAGTGGCGGCGGCAATCTGTGCTTGACCTCCAAAAGAATCTATTGCAGTTGTATCTGCTTTGAACCTGAAACCTTTTCCGGCAAGCGCTGATATGATTTCATACCTTGCTTTGGTACCGGTCTGATTTAAAGAAGCGGTATTTACCATGAAGCCATCTGCAGCATTCGAGCCAGCAGCATTCTGAGATGAATCTGAAACCATCAAAGTGCCACCGGAACCACTGTTTAATTCTGTATGCACAGCTGTATTCCCTGAAAGGGTTTTTGTAGCAAACATTATAATTGGAGCTGCAGGAACTTGTGCCCATTTAACGCCTGAAGCTTCGGCAGAGTCTGCTGTTAAAACATACGTATTAGTGCCTACTCCTAGAATTGTTGCGTCTCCTGTACCATCTCCAACGACAATCTGGCCTTTTGTTGCAAGATCAGTGTGCATAATCGCACCAGCCGCATTTACATTAGTGGCATCAGTTACATCTGCAGAGGTTTCAATGCCATTAAGTTTCACGAAAAGTTCATCAGACATCACACCCCAGTTAGATGCATCCGCGAGAGGAAGAGCAACGTTGTCACCGGTTGAAGATTCAACTGTGAGACTTGTTCCGTTTGCGGTTACAGAAAGATTTGTAGCACTACTTCCACCAGAAGCATCGACAATCTTGATTTCACCTTTCATTGCTGCATGTGACGTACAATAGTAATACATTGTGCTTGGAACATCGTGCATTACATTCCATTCAAGAATGCCACTTGAAACGTTATTGTTTGTAATACCATCTGAATATGCGCCACCGCCATCAGAAGATGAAATTCTGAATGGGTGTGCTCCCAAAAGGTTTTCAAATTGGTATTTCTGTCCACGAACAAGATAAATGGTAGGATTTCTATCTCCAGTATTACTGTTCGCAGTTGCATCAAAGCCTGGTCCGTTGAAAACATAGTGAGTGTCACTGTTGTTCGTGATATATAACTTCGTGATTGGATGGATTGGAACATCTTTCCAGTTGGTTGCATCTGATTGCTTGAGGGTATCATCACTTGTACTGTATACAAGGTCTCCTGATCCGTATGTATTAGCGTTTTCAGCTCCACCACCTGAGGTGACGACTTGCTTTAAACGCTTTTCACTTTTAAGATTTACTATAGCCATTATTTTTCTCCATTAAGAATTAATTATTAAACCTAACTAAAATATTGATCAATATATCAAGTCTTAATAACAACTAATACTTTGCCAGCGAATGAAGAATCACTCACTTTTATAGTCCACTTATCCGGAGTAGTGGACCATTCAATGTATGCTTTCACATTACCATCGCCATAACCATCATCTGTAGCATTTGTGTCTGCAGAGTCTGGGCCTATTGGGCACAAAACAATTGTATCTGTTTCCGCTGGAGAATAACCACCTCCTACATTAGCTGTATTCAAAACAAATTGACCTGATGCGCATGTCACTTCTTTTGCAAAAGTTCCCATTACGTGGCCTCATGTGCATGCAGATGCACATCACCTGTATACTCTGCAGAAGCAGACACAGTCACATGCCATTTATTATTAGTTTTAACCAAACTTGATATCCACAGATTGACATTGTCTTCGCCTCCTAAGACTACTACAGGGGCTGATGTGTATTCCCCTATCAGCAGAGTTTCAGAAATAGAAGCATTGAAAGACATTTTAAAAGTCTGCACTTCATTTGACTGATTAAAATATGAAGGTGATCGTTTTATTTGTGGATACACTTTTCTGAATCTATTCAAGTCAATTCTTGTTCTTGCCATTTATCGTCTCCTATAATATATTTGACGCAGTTGTGGCGAGATCAGATCTTTGTCCCTTAGAAAGATTAACATGCGCACACAGAGATGAGTTTTGGAACTTATCAATAACTATACTCAAACCAGAGCTCTGTCTATCAATATATGGAGTATCAATCTGATCTACGTCTCCTAGTAAAACAATTTTTGAATTTGTGCCCATTCGAGTGATAATTGTTTTCAACTCATGTATCGTAGCATTCTGTGCTTCATCGACAATCAAGAAAGAGTTACTAAAAGTTCTACCTCGAATGTATGGAATCGGAGCAATTTCTATGTCTCCTTGGTCAATCATATCTTGAAAATACGAAGTGTCTTTGAATGCATGTCTTACATTGTCCAAGATAGGCATCAACCATGGTTGCATTTTTTCTTCAAGGGAACCAGGGAGATATCCTAGATCTCGACCAACAGGCTGTAATGTTCTAGAGATAACGATTCTGTCATACCCGATAGAAAATGACTCTATAATATCTCTTGGGATCTGTAACCCAACTGTGTTTCCTTTTGGGGTACGACCCGAATTCATCTTCGAAAGAGCCGCCATCAGAGCAAGGAAGGTTTTACCCGAACCAGCTAGCCCGGTTAAACACACGAGGGGAATTTTTGGATCGAGTAGTGCCTCGATTGCGAACGATTGTTCTGCATTTCTAGGCTCTACAGTGATTAATCCATCCATCTTATGCTGCATCTTTCTTATAAAGCCACCTTTGTGTATTCCTAAAAGTGATTGATTTGTTTGTGACTTCCCAATCACAAATTGGTTTTCTTTTAATTCCTCTGTTGTTCGAACTCTTCCAGAATCATAAAACTCTGCGAAATGATCTGGAGCTAAATCAACTTGTTTCCAGCCACAAAGTGTATCAACATCTTCTTCTACTCGATCTTTCAAATAGTCTTCGACAAGAACTCCAACAGCATCACATTTAACTCTGAGATTAATGTCTTTTGTGATAATGTACACTTGTTCTGCAGACTTGCTAAGGTGTAGGGCACAACCGATAATAATATTGTCATTGTAGCCAATATCAAAACCTTCTGGCACACATTCGTGAATCTCTACACTAAGTTCGAACCGGTATCGTATGTCATGTAGCTCTTTAGTTCTCCAGCCATCTGAATCAATCGGCGTGCTTCTCATCTCATCTAAGAATCGATTGACGTATCTTGCATTTTGACCAATGAGACCTTGTCTTTCTTTAAATTTATCTAATTCTTCTAAAACTACTAGAGGAAGAACTATGTCATTGCCTGCAAATGCATGTATTGCTTGTGCATCGTACAGGAGAACTGAAGTATCTAAGATGAATGTCTTTCGCATAAGGTGATCCTTTTGTAAAATTAATTTTTGCCCTTTATAATTCACTATTATAAGGAGTAATCATGAGTAATAAAAACGAAACTTGTTGGGAAGCCAACAAAAATAATGACAAACCATGCCAAAACAAGGAATGTCGACTATGGCTTAAGTGTGAAGCCAAACAAAATTGTACGATCATAGCAGCGCAAGACGGCCCTCTTACTTTACAGAAGATTGGGAATTTACATGAATTAACTCGCATGCGTATTTGCCAGGTTGAAAAGGAGGCCATGAGAAAAATTAGAGAATTTATCTTAGGCACATGATGTAATTAGGTACTACAAACTAAAAATGGATGGGCTAATGCCCATCCATTCTACATTTTTACGTAAATTGTTTAAATTACTTATCAGCTTTACGTGCCTTATCGCTTTCAACTGTGATTTTCACAAGTTCTGCGGCTTGATTTTTTAAAAGTCGAAGACCTTTTCGTGCACGTACTCCGGCAGAAACGTTTCCAGCCGCATTTTTGTGGACGTCCAGATCGATACTCTCAATCAGAGTCTTAATTTCTTGCCACTTGTCAGTGATATCGTTACTCATAATTACTCTCCTGTAATGATGTTGGATTTAGTCCCTTTGCGAGACTGGTTAATTGTATTTGTCAAATCTTTCATAAGATTGACATTTTCAAGCTCCATCGAAAAAAGATAGATTATTTGCTCGATTTGTTGTTGGTTCACTCCATACTGAAGGACTGATTGGACAATTTCTCTAGCTTTGATCTTGTCTTCAATCTTTTCTTCTTCTATAGAAGTTCCAAATGCTTTTGTTTTCATACAGTCCTCTTTTGCAAAAATGGTTCCAACCTATAATTTCCTGGACCATTGAATCTTAAGATTTTACCAGTCAGATCACCTGCTTCGGTTTCTTCTCGGTGTATAATAATAAAGTCACCCCATTTTTCATTTTGTAAAATAAATAGCGCGTGTTCCCAATCAGGGACATCGCAACCGTACGTATCTAGAACCTGTTTGACTCCAGCTGGTAACATAAGGCCACAATCTTCTATAGTCATGACTGCTCCTACTTCTTGACCTGCTTGTATTTCCGATTTGCATATATCCAACACATTGTGAATCACTCCACAGTTATTGCATCTAGCATGTTTTGGGATTGCAGTATCTGATTTGTCAAACAAAGAAAAAACCACAAATGAGTGATACGGTGGATTCTTTCGTTTTCTAAATTGCGGTAGCACACAATGGCATTCTACTAAATGTTTCAATCCTTTCATACGTTCCTCACAGACATTAATTATGTGTGGTAAGTGAGAATCGTAAAATTATTTTTCACCTTGTATGATAATCTGCACAAGATGTTGCACACCAAGACCCAGGCTTGTTCTTGTATATAAATCCACAGCCTGTCACATACCCTTTAGCTGATGCATCTAGAGAAGACGACGGAAATCTAGTATCAGAATTTATGTCACAGTGTACTTCTATCGTGATATCTGGCAGTCTTTCTTTTATCTTCCATGCTATTTCTAAAGATTTTTCAACTTCTGTCCACAAGCGGTGTTTTATCTGCTGAGTCATCGAATAAGAAATTTCTTTTGAGTACCAGTATGTCACGCATGGATTACGATACACTCCGATCGCTGTAGCAAACTTTGTGCCTTGTGTATGGTATTTAGAATCCGTACCTACGTACACTGTATCAAAGTTTGCTACAAACTCTATCACTCGATCGAAAGACCATTCATCATCTTCATCCAGCCACCATTTCATTGTCAACCCCTACCAGAAAGCCACCAATATTAACTATCTTATCTTTAAGAGACTGTGATGTTTCTTTGGCAGCTCTTGCAAAAGAGCTAGGTATTTCCCCAACTGATGTGTTTACTGTTCCGCTCGTTACAAATCCGTTGTAGTGCTTTATAAGAGAATCCAATTCTTCTAGTACTTGTTCATTATTTCTGTTGATCCAAACTTCGATTGCATCATTAGAAAGTGATAAAATTCTATCTCGATATATTTTTTGCACTTCATCTTCTTCAATCGTTTTCATCTTTTGAATTAAATTAGCAACATGTCTCGAAACATCCACTTCTTTTTGCAAAGATAAAATTCCATTTGACCATTCAACTCTTTCAACTTCGCCCCACTTATCTTCGTTGAGTACTGATGCAGATATAATATCCCCAAAGTGTGCACTAATGAGCTCTCCTTTCGATATAGCACACATGTCAGCCGCTAGATTGATTGATTCGATTGATGTCCCGTACGGTATCGGAAGTACGCTTAAAGAGCCTCTGAGCCAATTTGTAGCCAATGTAGCTGATATCTCTTCTGGAAATGATCTTGCTATCAAAAGTACAGGTCTTTGTTGCTCATGGTTCCATTGCAATAGGGAATTAATTTCTCCGATTGTCTCCGGAGAACCTTCGATCATAATCACAATTGGATTAGTCTGCTCTATTAAGTCTGTGTGGCCTATCATTTTGTGGAATTGTGCATCAAGACCCAAAGGGAATGAAAATGCATTCCTATACTTGATTACATTTTCAGTTTCGTAGGACTTTTTAATAATAATTTTTGTCAAAGGCCCTACAATTTCGTATATTGACTTAAACAATTGTTTGACTTCTTGATTGTAAGACAAACCAAGTGTTGACTCTAGATAATCAGCTGATGATTTTCTAGTTTGACTGTGTATGTAATCTTCAAAAAGAAACAAAGGAACATACACACCAGATCCAGGAGCAGATGCATCTGCAGACATCATGGCATCCAATATTAGATTTCTAAGAATTAATTCTTTATTGGAAAACTTATGTCCTAATATCCATTTTGTCATTCTCAAATGGGAAACTTTATGAATGTCTGAAGTGACAAAATGTTTCTCTGTATGATACAGATCCACTAATGATTTACACCACTGAATCCAATCTGTTTCGGTTGAAACTTTTTCAAATTTAGTCTTTATTGACATTGAATAATCCTTTTAAGACTTCACTAGCCTCCTCTACAGAACTATTTAAAGATTCAGCCTTCTTTATTTTTTCACTATAAGCCATCACATAATCTATAATTCTAGCTGCAACAGCTAATGAGAAAGACAAGATAGAAAATCCAAAAGACTGAGGATATATCATCAAAGAAAAGATAACTAAAATTTCAGGCATACCTATTTTAATATTCATTGTTACTCCAAAAGTAGAACAGATAGTTAATTCTACCTTTCGGAACTAGTAATGTACAAATTAATTTATGAAATTATAATATACTTATGAATAAATGGTACGTATATATAGTCGAGTGTGCAGATGGAAGTCTCTACACTGGGATATCCACAGATGTCGATAGAAGGCTTCTAGAACATAATTTTTCTTTCAAAGCAGCAAAATATACTAGGTCTAGACGTCCTGTTAGACTAGTCTGGTCCAAAGAGGTGCCAAACAGGTCAGTAGCTTCAAAAGAAGAATACAGGATCAAACGATTGAAAAGGAAACAGAAGTTAGAATTAATTAATAATTAACCTTCACCCATTTCCATCATCTCAACTTCCATAATCCAGTCATTCAAAGAATCAAACACTTCATGGATTTCAGAATCAACAGAGTAGCAAGTTTCTTGCCATTTATCTCTCCACTTTCTAGGGGCTTTCATTTCAAACCTGAACTCTCCGTAGTCGTTTGTCACTACAACTACCATATCGCCGGACTTAATTTTGATCACGTTTGTGTTATTGGTAGCCTCTACATCCATCCAATCACCAATTTCATGGTCTTCTAAACAATCAGCCACTTGTCTAATAACATCGCCCATGATTCCTCTCTTTCTTGAAGAGGATGGCTTGGTACTATAGTCCCAATTAGGGTCGAACCCAATTGTGCCACCGTCCATTCCTATTCCAATCATCCTTTCCCTGTTCTGTGATTGTCTAATAACGTCAGCATCATTCTCGCCATATTCTCTAATAAGGCCTTTTCTTTTCAATTTAGAGTACTCTTCTCGAATAATTCTTTTGAGTTGTCTTTTTGTAATTTTCATTATGTTCTCCTAAGGTTCAACAGTTAATAATTTCATCTTGAACTTTTCATTTGTCTATCAGCTTCATAGATTCCATATAATACATCTATTAATTCTTTGAGCTCATTGATTGGAAATTCAATTATTTGATTATCATTCAGTTGAGTGATCTGAACTGTACCGTCGTCTAAGCTTTGTGCATATAAAGAGTCTGTCTCACCTTCGGGGCCATAGGATTCTATTAATTTTTGTTTTTCTTCTCTGATAATTCTTTTAAGTTGTCTTTTTGTAATTTTCATTGATGTCTC